CCAAGCCGCCCTTGGCTATTTTGCCACAAAACTACTCATCATGCTCCTATTGATGATGGCCGGTATTGAACCTAATCCCGGCCCCCAATCAGATCCCGCCCGTTCCCGTGAAGCCTCGAACACGCAATCTGTTGACTCTTCTGCCCTAGAAGATAAGCTTACCTCTCGCTCCTCAGAGAAGCGCAATTCTAAATTCTCTAAAGCTTATCTCTCCAGTCTCCTCGAGACTCAACGAAGAGAAAAGACGCTCACACTCGCCCGCTCCTCCCAACGCTCCCTCAAGGAAAGTTGTCAACGTGATCCTTGGCACTACGAGACTCCCTCTCGCCCTATCACCGCTCACAACAACCGCCGCCTTGAACAATTCCTCGCTGAAAAGGAAAAGATCCACCCCAACGGACTCGCCTCTATCTTTAAAAAGATTACCGTCCGCTGCTGTGCTCCTAAAGATAACGATATCTATAATTTCCTTACAACCCGCTGCCACATAGATGAGATCGCCGCTATGGCCCTCACTTCCGTTATCAAAGCCCTTATAGTTATGTTGACCAACAAAGTTACCGTGGGCATAGCTCTCACTATACTTGCCTACTACCTTGCTAAACACATTTCTATCCCAATTTTGATTTTTGCTCCAATTGTCGCCCTTATTCTCAGTTATATCCTTGATGGCATTACCCCTGCTGTCTCTGACTCAGTTGTCTCACTTGTCAAACGCATCCAAGATGCTAAAGATGAGATTACAACTGTTAGAATTACTGATTTAACTTACGAGACCCTTCGTAAGGTCCATATAGAACATATTCTAGCCATCGATGAAAACTCGCCACGCTGGAAAGCCCAAGTTCTTAAATACCTGGATTCCTGCTCCTTAAATTCATATCCCGATGAACAGTTCAGTTATCCCGTCCCCCAAGCCCTTTATCAGTTTTTGATTAAAATTGATCCCCTGACCCATCCTGAACGTCAAGAACTTCTTAAATCTATTTTATCAGATCCGCCCTTGCCTAATGGATTTTCCGAGGTATGTACCAATCTTTCCTCCGAAATCCAGAAGATTTTCTCTAGTTTAGGATTAATTTCCGCCACATTTACTTTGCCCGCCGCCCTTTACTTTTACAGTTCCTCCAAGAAATTTGTCCAACAAATTTATGGTATCTTCCAAGATATCTACCCAACTGTTTATACCTTTGTCACCGGCAAAGAATACGTTTCCCCTGAAGTTGCCAAATACGTTAAAATATTTGGTGATATTTCCACTAAAGTTCACGAGACTCTTAAAACAGCTCGTCAGTCTAACATTGTTAACGAAGACGCCTCTTTTCGCGTCCGAATTTGCTCTGAATATGAAGAACTTTTAGAATCTCAGATGAAACTACTTACCCTCAAAGCCCCACCCCAACTTATGACCCCATTAAACAACTTGGTGAGAGAGCTCTCAACTCTCGCCAATGCTTGTTATGGTCGCACTCGCGGTGAATCCCACCGCAATGAACCTGTCCTTATTTTTATTCGAGGCCCCGCTGGTGTCGGTAAAACCGTCATCACCCAGGCCTTAGCCCATATCATTTGCAAACGCTTAGCCATTCCTCTAGATGTCAAAGCCGATTTTTTTATCCGCGAATGCGGATCTGAATACTGGGAAGGTTACCTTTCCCAGATGTTCTGTCGTCTTGACGATGCCTTCCAAATTACAACTCCAGAAGCCTTTGCTCAAACTATTCTCGAAGCCATCAAGATGAAGAATCAAGCCCCATACAAACTTAACATGGCTGCTATTGAATCCAAGATAGCCACCTTTTTCTCTTCTAAATTTGTTTTTATTAACACCAACGTCAACAACGTCGTATGCGATCAAATCGCCGACATTGGCGCCTTTTACCGTCGTATTGATTTCGATGTTGTCGTCAGGGAGCTTCCTCAAGCTCACCCTGATGGTTCACCCAACTTCGATTATCAAATGACCGTAAATGGCTCCGATTCAACTTTATCCATTTTAGCCGACTCCATTGTTGCCCTCTACAAATTACGAGAAAAAACTGATAGCGATATCACCAAGTCCATTGCTGATTACGCCACTTCACTTCCTGTCACCGCTGCTACTGAACTCCTTCCTGCTAGAAATAGTAAGAACGACTTCTATGGCAAAGCCCCTCCTGACCTTTATGCCGCTGACGCCAAGCCCACCGTCCCTAAGTCCTTCAACGCCCCTTCTCAAGCCGCCACACCAAAGTTTGGTAAAACAAACCGTGGTGGCAGAAACCAGTCCACAGAAATTCGATCAAACGGATACGTACAGAAACTCACCTTTCATGCCTGGAAATCCACCGTCGATCTTGTTCAAAGCTACACATTACCATATTTACCCAAGTTTACACATAGTTTTTACAATGAACAAATTCGGCCTACTCTCCAACGCTCCTACGAATCCGTCACCCAATGCTCCTACTTTATTAGCCTGGCTCAAAGCTACGCAAAATGGATCGCAATTTTTGGCGTTTCCATAACCGCCATCTATGCTATATCTAAATTGCTCAAAAGCCTCGCCAGTAATATTTATCCAAATTCTCGCAAAGAGAAAGACCAGCTTACTGGAGACAAGCACACAAAAGTCTCCAACACTCCTGCTCACATCAAAGAACAACTTAAAGCTACCCAAGCTGCCGTGGATAAAACCACAGTTAAGAAAGTTGTCACTAAGATTAAGCCCAACAGTTCCGTCAAACGATGGTCTAAAGCTATGATCAAATACGCTGCAGACATCGGTTGGCAAGACCAATCATGGGTTCGTGACTCATTAGGCTCTATAGGCCTATTAGAAGACTTTCCTTGTTCTGAACAAGAACGCGAAGATCTCCACAAGTTACGATCCAACATAGTCGAAATCCGAACCATATACACATACAATAACGCTCAATACGAAATGCATGGTAAGGCTCTCATACTCAACCAAGACACCCTTATCGCCCCTTCACACCAAATCCCTGAAACTTTGGAGATTGTAAGTCTTGATGTCAATATGTGTTCTAAACACATACACATTAAACAGTGCCGTATCGAACGCATACCCAATTCCGATACCTGCATAATCAAGCTTTCTACAGTTCTCCCTTGTCGTGACATTTCATATATGTTTTCGCCAATTTCTTCTCTCACTTCCACTGAATGCCCTATTTTCCTCCTACGCAACTTTGATGAACAAATGACCATTTGCCCAGTTGAAGACTTCAATCCGGTTGACCGCCAGATTTCCTATAACACAGAATACAACGAAGTTATCCACTGTGGCTCTATTTTTGAATCCCGAGTTGCCGTTTGCCCAGGTGACTCTGGTTGCTTTTACGTCGTTCGCAAGAACGGCCGTTTCTCTATTGTCGGAATGCACATCGCTTCAAGTTTTTTAGCCGCTCATGGCAAATTTATTTCTCGCGAAATGCTCTCCGGCTATATTAAAGCACCTCGCTTAGCCAGTACACCCTATGACGTTGTGATGGAAGCAGTTAAGAACAATTCCAAGTCCTTCGATCATGTCATTGCATCCAATTCTAATTGCATTCCCGTTGGTATCGTGCGTCCACGAACCAAGATTGCAGACAGATCAAAGATTACTCGAAGTATTCTTTACCACCACAAGTCCCTACCCAAACCAGACGAATTTCCAGCAAAGCTCAGAAGAACCTACGATGAAAAAGATCCCCTTCTTAAAGCAAACGCCAAATTCCGAATCCGCTCAGACCCCCACATTAGCGCGACCTTACGTAATGAGATTGTTCATGCTCTTTTAGATGAACATCCCAACACTCCAGTCAACAAATTCTACACTAACGCTGAAGCTATTGAAGGCACTCAACACATGCCCCACATTAATTTCAACACCTCCAGTGGTTATCCATATTCCGCCGAAGGTAAGACTCCCAAAGTCAAATTAGAATTAGCAGACTGGGTTGAAATCTCACAACAAGTTGACCTTATGCTCGAAGACCTCTACAATGGAAATGGCCCCCAAGCTATTTTCCAAACTTCCTTTAAGGACGAGACCCGTCCCGAAGAGAAGGTCGAACTTCCTCGTGTTATCAATTGCGCTACCGTTGCCCTCACTTTATTATTCCGCCGCGTCCTTGGACCCTGGATGAATATGGTTCACACTAATTACAATAAACTCCGTACTAAGGTCGGAATTAACGTGCACGGCGATGATTGGAAGATTTTTTACGACGCTCTTTGTCAAATTTCAACCACTAACATCGTCGAGCTCGACTATTCCGGCTATGAATACAACCATCCTCAGTTCAGCTACAATATCGCCGCCGACTTCATTTATATGCTCTATAAGCGCTCCGGCTTCTCCGAAAAAGACGCCCAAGCTGCTAAGTTACTTATACTTTCATGTGCTGCAGGTTATGTTCTTCAAAACGAAGTTCTCATTTTTGTTTGGATGCTCTTGTCCGGCCTTCCCATTACCGCCGAACTCAATTCCTTACTTAACGAGATCTATCAAATGATCTGCTATAAATATCTTACCCAGTTGCCCCTGATTGACATGCGCTCTAATGTTTCCTCCGGCTTTTACGGGGATGATTTAGTTCACTCCGTTGCCGATTCTATTAAAGATAGATTTAATGCGCTCACCATTCAGGCCTTCTGCCAAGAATTCCTATCCATGAAAGTCACGCCCGCCTCTAATAAGGCCGGCCAAATGACCCCTTTTGTTGGTATCCTAGATTGTTCCTTTCTCTGCCGCAAGTTTGCTCCACGTGAAAATCGTGTCGATGCTCCTCTCAAGCTTAGCGCCTCAACTAACTCTCTTCAATACTATATCCCTGTCTCACATATGAACCAGAGAGAGCTTATCTCCTCCAAGTGCCGTTCCTTCATTACAGAACTTACTCACTACCCCCCACAAGTTTACGACTATTGGACCCAGATACTCTCAGAAATCAAGGCCGAGAATGGCCTAGACTTCATTTGTTACGATTACCCCGCTGCTCTGGCGAAACGTGTCGTGATGACTGGAATCTAAATATTCCTCATGGCTCTGCAAGCCACCAGTGTGTTCGAGGCTCTGGCGCCGTTCCTTCGCCAACCTTTTAAAATTGCAGTAAAGTGTACTGATGAAATCACAGACACATTAAACTTTGACCTCCAGGTGTAACTAGCCCTACCGTCGAGAAATCAAATAAGTTACCGAAACTCTTACTACCATTATTTCCGTTCTAGCCGCCACGGTTGCCGTATGCCATGCCCTAGAAGCCGTCCGCGAGTACAAACGCGCACGCAAATCCTCAATTATTCGGCCCAACTCCGCCACCACTCCGATCAATCCTTCAGAAGATGAACTCGTTCGTGATGGCGTTCGGCAAGAAGCCAACCTTTCTCTTGCCCAAGATAATTTGACTACGACTCAAGATTCCGTTGTTCCTGACACTGTATCATTGTCCTCCGTAGATGACACTTTCCACTGGTCCCAGCCCACCTTCGACCAGGTCGTCTCACGTTGGTACAAGATCTCTACACCAACATGGTCTTACAGCCAGTCTAACGATGCTCAAGTCGTTGGTCTGGACATTTCCAAATCTCTTTTCAACATTCAAACTCTTTTCGACCGCGTCAAACGTTACCGTTATTGGCGAGCAGGAATCAAGCTCCGACTCCAAGTCAATTCCACTCCTTTCCATTACGGTTCGCTTTTCGCGGCCATTATTCCTTATTACACTCCAGCAGAACAATCCGATGCTAGCTACCACCAGTCCATTACTATATCAGGTATGTCGGGGCAGAAATGCTCTGGCTACTTGTCAGCTAACACCGGAAAGCCTCTGGAGCTTTCCATTCCCTTCCAATGTCCAAATGAATATCTTGATATCACTCAGGCCACTGATGTGCAGCCTTTTTATCTGTACGTCCTTGTTATGAACCCGCTCAAGGTTGCTGGGGGTGCTACCACACCTTCACTCCAACTTTCGATTTTCGCCCAATTTACTGATCTAGAAATTCTCGCTCCCTCCGAGATTACTGCCAACTCTTCATCCAAGAAGATCATAAAGGCCGATTCCGAACAGGCAAACAAGACCAAACAAGGTACTCTAGGAAAAGTGGCCGGTACTGTCTCTGACATTGCTGGCAAACTCTCCTCTGTGCCCGTTATTGGCTCTATTGCCTCTGCCGTTGCCCCAATAGCCTCAGCTGTTGGAGGTATCTTTGACTTCTTTGGTTGGGACAAGCCGACCAATATCTCTTCCCAGGTCTTTACCGTTAATCGACCCGCAAGAGGTATGGTCCATAGCTCTGGTCAAGATCTCTGTGAAGTGGTTGCTCTCAAACCCGAACAGAAAATCTCTACCGAATCCAAACATTTCGGTACTGACGACCCAGCTACACGATCCTTACTCGCTCTCATCCAAACTCCAATGTGGGCAGGTTCTTTTACGATCCCAAATAACCAAGTTACTGAAACCGTTTTCAAGAAACTCTGGGTGCGCCCTTACGCCCCGGATGTTACCTACACTATTCCTAACGAGTTCCAACGACATGATTACCTGTCCTACTATAGTCAATTCTTTACCTCCTGCCGTGGTGGTTACAAGTATTTAATTCATTTTGACACCTCTTCCTACACTACCGCACGCATCCGCCTTACTTTCGAACCCTCAAATTTGGCCGTTGCCTCCGTTACTGATGGAGGAGATTCCTTTTCCCGGATTGTTGATATTAATGGTGCGACAACGATTGCCCTTGAAATACCCTATTGCTACCCAACTGCTAGAATGCCAATTAATTATTCACTTACAGGCAACTCCGCAGCTAATGGCCAATTGCTGTTTTCTTTGGTGAACCCTATCCAAACGAACGGCTCTTCCTCCGATGTTATCTATGTCAATATCTTTAGATGTGCCGCAGACGATTTTAGATTCTACCAGCCCCACATCTTTAAGCAGACCAAGACCTATACCGGTGCCTTAGCACTAGACACTCCCAATGACCGATTACACCCCAACTCGCTCTCTGAGTTGGTCTCGCTCCCTACACCCACTTTAGGTGATGGCCCCAAAGTCACATTTGATCGCGTTACCGAAGATGAAGAAGTCTGGTCCCACAATGACTTTCTTCATCGTTATCACTATGCCCAACTTCTTGTCGGTAACGGGATTTGCTCCCTTTATCCAAACACTGGCGATGCCTTCTGGTATATGACTCCCTTCCGCTCTTACAGAGGGGCAGTCAGAATATATCCATATGCCAACCTTTCACAGGCAGGAGTAGCTCTTAGTTCGGCGCCAAGCGGCGCTGAGCTAGTAGCCTCAGGCTCCTATACTGTCAAGGCTGACACCACTATACCTCCAATTGAAATTCCTTACAACAACAATGTACGATTCTTGCCCTTAAGATTCGACGAACCGATCTACCTCGACGCTTACCAGCGCTGGTTCTTTGAATTCGGAGGAAACACACATGGAACCATGTGGGCCGCCGGTGATGACTTTACACTTGGACTTCGATGCGCACCGCTCACCCAAATCATCACAATCCCTTAGTTT